GGAGGAGGACCTTGTATAGGTACAGGTTGCGGCATCGGCATTGGTTGCGGCATCGGCTGAACGGGCATCGGTGCAGGCATCGGCATCGGTGCAAGGCCCGGCTGCGGAATACCCGCCTGTATATTAGCCAGCATTTCAGGGGTTATCTGAAAGCTTTCAAAATTTATACCCGGAGTATTTACCGCTAAAACCCGTGGTGACGGTGCAACCGCAGGTGTAGTGTATAAACTACTAGCTCTTTGTGTCATCAGAAAACTCCTAAAAAACGTTGTGGGCGGGCAATCGGACTAAAACCCTTTACCATCCCGCCACGTGCCATTCGCTTGGCTGGAGTTTCCCCAGCCTCAGACAAAGCAATAGCAACTGCTTGATTTTGTTTATAGCCTTCGTCCATCAATTTCTTAATGTTATGGCTTTTTGTTTTGTTGCTACTACCCTTCTTTAATGGCATTTTAACAACCTATATAACTTCCGCCTCTTTTCGCAGCACCCATGCCACGAGCGGTTTCTTTTCTAATTGGGGCAGCAAAAGTACCCGACGCGGATGTCGATACTTTAACTTCAGCAGTCTTTCCATAAGGAATACGGCCTTGGTTGTCTATTTGTGCATAAGGCACTGCTTTTGGTCCATCCTTCGGGGCGGAACCATTTACTTTAATTTTACGTGGTTTCATTGCCATTTTAATTGTCTCCTGATTGTTTCAATATTTCACGCTCCATTGCAGACTGGATACGTGCTTTCGTTTGGTTCTCTTGCGAAGCCAAACGTTGACCAAACTGTTCCTGACGCGCTTGCTGATTCTGAGCATCCAACTCCAGCTTGGCTTGGTCGATTTGTTGATCCGCTTCGTCAGAAGAAGCTTTAATCTGTAGCTCCTGTTCTTTCAACGCGATTAACGGATCAGGTGTTCCAGCCCCTGACATTTCGCCAGACATCTGTTTAACCTGCTGCAATCCTTCGGCAACAAACTGAGCAGTCATTTTCTCAATCTCTAACATCTCTTCGTCAGAGGCGGGCTGACCACCTTTTTGTTGTACTTGTTGTAAATATGCAACCGCAGCTTGTTCTTTAGCCGCAATCTGCACATGCTCCATAATATGTTTCTGTAACGTTATGGCTACAGGAGGCATACCACCAACCATAGGTGAAGAGCCAAATACCAAGTGCGCCGTAATATGTGCTTGATGGTTCTGACCTTCAAACGCATGTAACGGAAGCATATCCAAAGCATTAATGTTTTCTTGTGCTGGATCAATCGGTTTAGGTTCCTCCGACGGAGTTGCCTTCATTATACGATCTACATCCGTTACACCAAGCGCCTCATACATATCACGATACACTTCATTGATATTATGTATTTCTGGAGCTTGTGTGGCAAGTTGCAGTTTAGTTTGCGCCAACATAATACGTTGAGCCTGACTAAATATATTAGGATTACTAACCGGTAATACATCTACGCGGTCATCAAAATCCTCTCGCATGATTGTTTCGTCGCCACCGGGGACAGTATACGGATACTGCTGTGGCAAACTTTCTGACATTACACGAGCAAGAATCCTAAACTCTTGACGCATGGCATAATGCAGACGCTTATGGACAGCACTCATAACTCTTGAGCCCTGCTCCATCATAGCCATGGTAGTACCTACCGCAGCATTTTGATTTCCTTCGCCAACTTTAAGGTCCGTGATCGTCGCAAACCGTTGCGCGGCCTGTACAACAAACCCTAGAAGCTGAAACAATGTTTGATCGGGACCCTTGAAAGGCAACGGCATAAGACTGTCGCGAATAGCTCCGCCGGGCGCATCTACGTCCCTAAACTCACCGGGCTGTAGCGGATCATCGTCATCCCTGATCCGTAGTCCGCGGGCCTTGAACCCTGCCGGAAGGTTAGCAAGTGTACCAGCGTCAATTAATTGGCGTAGTGCAGAAGTCGCGGTTCGGGACAATCCACCAATCGTGTGGATCAGACCTAAACCATAAAAACCGAATCCCGGTAAAAACTTATAGTGTGTAAAATATTGTACTTTTTTCTTTAGCTCATCTTCTTCGGCGTAATTACGACGAACAGATAAAACCTGACCGTTGTCTTCGGATATAGTGACAACATAAGGAACCTTAATTCCTGTGAACTCGCCTTCTTCATCAACTTCTTCGTAACCCTCAAGGTCTAAGTCAACGTGGCATTCTAAAATTGTGCAGTCATAATCAATTTGATTAGGCTCCATGCCTTCAATACGGTCCATTTCACCGTCTAAATCAGACATTTCCTTCTGTGCAGGGATAACTTCTACGTCTAAATAGACCCCCGCAACCTGTCTTTTACGCAAATCATTAAGAGACATGCGTACAACTTGTGTAATATTAGGGCATGTTTCGAGGTCCGCGGTCTCATAAGGAACAACTAAGTTCTCCGCAGGGACAAATTTAGATACGGCTCGACCCAATGTTTCCTCATAATACGTCTTTTTAAACGTAGAACCCGCTAATGGGAGATAAAATAACATTTGGTCCATGTCTGGCGTATACTCTTCCATTACATTTGTTATGTAATAGTTCATAAACTGCTTAACACGTGACGCTTGTTGGTTCTTAGAGGCTGTTTCTTTACCCATAACCACGGTCCTAACGGGACCCGCAGCCGGTAATAACTCATTAAAGGCTTGTGCTTGAAACTGTGTAGCTGCTTCAGCTAAAAGAGGGTGAGTTACACCAGAGGCTCCACGGAAAGGCTGTGTGCGCTCATCATAAGTGAAACCTAATAGCTCTAAACCATTGGTATAGGCATCTTCCCATTCTTGACGACTGGCTTTGTTAGCATCAAACTCGGCTAAAAGATCACTAGAAATACGCGATAGTTCGCGGTCCGGTATCTCTTCAGCAAGGTTTGCATAAAAATCTTCGTTTACCCCACGCTGGTCCTGTGGATCAAAGTCAACGACTACTCCACCGTCATCTTCTGGTAGGATTTCAATAGAACCAATGTCATCGGAATCTATTTCCGCCATTATAACTCCAGAACTATCTGGTATTTCTATCTCTAACTCCGCCGCTAAATCGTCGGGGTCTAGTTGAGATGGAACATCCATCAATCCTGCGTTTGGTTTACCATTTGCCATTGCCGCTCCTAATGATCTGAGATGAAGTAACCATACTTATCACGAGGGAAATACAAGTCCATAGACCCTTTAGGGCTTTCAAACCGTCTTTCATCTCCATCTCTTTGCATAATTGCTTCTAATTGTTTAAATATTGTAGCATCAACTTGACTCGCTAGTTCGGCAGGCGTTAAATTTATGCCCGACTGACGTATTAAAGAGGCTCCCACCGCATTATTACGCTTATCCATAGCACGATGTAAACGATTTGATGCACTAAAATCTTCACTCATGTTACCAACAGTCATCGCCGTGTTCGGTCCGTACTCCCTTGCAACCATTCCAGTGCCAAGCGCATGGGCTCGTGCATCTTCTAGTTCTTGAGGGGTGGGCAAGTCTTCTCGGCCCATGGGCCGCGCATGACGGTTCGGTCCGTCAACAGGATTTTGAACTGCCGGATAACCATACTCTTCGAGCTTTTCAAAGAAAGGTTGGCCTTCTGGATAATATGTTTCTTGGGACTCTTGTCCGGGACGACCAGAGGCCCGCATCTCGTCTTGCTTGTTAGCATCAAACTGTGTGGCACCTTCTGTGCCCATAAACGGAACAAGTTGATCTTTAAAGAAAGTACCTAAACCACGCTCCATATTCATGCGTTCAGGAAGTATAGGACCCTCACCTTCTAGAGTGACAGCAGCACCACCGTCTTCAAAGTAAGAGACGAAACCGCCTGCTCCAAGATTTACGGCTGCACTATTCATTCGGTGGGCCTTCCATTAAAAAAAGTTAATAATACGCTTTCACTTTAGCAGAATTTTCTTCATCTTCCCAGTCATCTGTTGGCAGTTGAACGAAATTACCTTGTCTATAGCGCATAAGCGCCTGCGTCATACTATCAACCAAATCATCATGTTCCCCATTCGGAAACGCCGCGACCTCTTCTATCAACTCGTCAGAAAAAGTTTCATCGGGGGCCCAAACCATACCAGCCTCAAATAAAGGTGATACACTATGAACTCTACTCACCTTATCGTTACCACGGCTCGGTGTAAAGTTTACAACAGGTATTCCCATATTTCTTAATTCCTGCGTCAAAGGGGTCCCTGAAGCTTTCGCCTCAACAATAACAGTATCTGGTTCCCAAAACTTATAGTTGTCAAGCGCAACTTGCTTTAGCTCCGGAAAGTCCCAACGACCTTTCTGACTATCTAACAAAATTAAATTAGGACCCGAACCACCTTCATTGGGATAAAATACCCCCCACGTTGTGATCGCAGAATAGTCAGCCGTTTCTTTCTTACTAAAAGCAGTATCGTAACTTTGAATCACATATTCTAAATGGGGGACCCGCTCTTTATCCCACAACTTCCACCACTCACGACGAATGATCGCATTTTCCTCACCCGTAGGATTTTGCTGATACTGCGCGTTCCACTTAGACGGAGGAATTGACGCCTTAACCGCGGTTAAATCATCTAAACTCCAATACTCTGGCCAGCACGGAGTCCCATCCTCGAAAATTGCAGGTAGCTCAACAACCTCCCATTGATCGGCAAGTGGGTCTTTGGCCATGGCCCGTAGTAATTGGCCCGTCATGTCCTTCTCAGACCACCTAGTTTGAACCAATACAATCGAACCGCCCGGCTGTAAACGCTGTCTAGGACCACCTGTGTACCAATCCCAAGCATCCTCAAAGCCACTGCTGCTCATAGCAGTCTGCTCAGAGTGCGGATCATCAATAATCACTAAATCACCACCACGACCCGCTAAGTTTGAGCCAACACCTACCGCATAGTACATACCACCTTTGTTCGTGTCCCACCGCCCAGAGGCCTTACTGTCCGCAGCAAGCTTAACTTCCGGAAATATTTCTTTAAATTCGTCACTCTCAATCAAGTTTTTTGTCTTACGACCAAAGTTTACTGCCAACTCTGTCGTGTGCGTTGCCTGAATAATCTTCATTTTAGAGTTACGGCCCATCATCCATGCCGGAAACAAGAAGGATGCAAACTCAGACTTCGTGTGCCGCGGTGCCATGTTGATAATCAGACGCTTTAACTCGCCACGAGCTACACGATCTAACTTCTCAGCAATGATTTTATGGTGCCTACCTGCAATGAAATCGGGCCAAACTGTTTTAACAAAAGTTAAAAAATCATCTTGGCACTTCTCGTTCTTCTCAAGCTGCGCAAGCCGAAGCTCAAGCTTCAGTTTTTTCTCTTCTAACAATACATTTTTTGCCACACTCATAGGGGTCCCTATCTAATTTTTCACACGCAGTTTTTAATGTTTCACGTGAAACAATCACGATGTTCCACGTGGAACATAACACGTATTATATGCGATTTTAAGCACAAATATAAGACAGTTAATCTTATTTCAAATAACTGATGAATATTTGAGAGAAACATGGCCCTAGCCTCCGCAGGCAGCCGCGGGGGCCGGGGTCGCTGGATCGAGTCGAATTGGCCACGATCTGCGCCATTTGACCCGATAGCCGGGGGACCCTGCGCAATGTGCGCGGCCCTCTGCCCATCGGCAGCGGGCACCGTTCCGGGGATAACTGGCACCGGCCACGCTGGACCGGGCGCGGGTTAACTTTCACCGGCTGGGGTCCGGGGTTCGGGAACCGGGAACCGGGGCCAACTGCCACCGGCTGGGGTCCAGTAGCCCGCCGCCATCGGCCCGGTAAGTTTGGGCAGGGGTGCAAGGGGCGCGGCCCGCC